CTGGGTCGCCATCATTGGCCGCGCTTGTGTCCAAGTTACCCAAGATGCCCTCACGGAACACGAAGCCCGAAGCGCCGTTGGCGATGTCAGCCTCAAGAATGCCCAGTGTCTGAGCCGATGTGGCGTCTGATGTGGCAAGAGCCTTGGCTACGAGCACATTTCCGCCAGTTGCGCCAGACACGTAGACCGCCGTACCTTTGGTCAGTGTCGCGCCAGTGGCGTTCTTCACGTAGACCTTAACGGCTAAGGCGAAGTTGTCTGTCCAAGTGGAGTTGTAGTCCGTGCCGTCGACTTTGGCCAGGATCTGACCGGCCGTGCCGCCTGCGGGCTGTACAGCGCCAGCTAGCTGCGAGAAGTTGCTGTCAACCTCTGCATTGGTCAAAGGCGAACCCTTGACCAGTCGGTAGATCAAACTGATCATGCGTGGCTACCGATTAGGCTGTTGCGTTCAGGGTGATGGTCCAAGTGATGACCATTGTGTCGCCTGACTGCTTGTTCACCACTGGGAACACGGTACGGCAGAGCATGTCGCCTGCAGTGTCTGCGTTGAAAATGCCAGCCTCAGTAACCGCGCCAGTTGAGACGCCAGCGCCGAATGTGGCGATGTATTGAGTGGTGTTGGTGCCTGGGGTTGAGCTGTCCAAGGCAACGCGACTACCGAGCAGCGTACCCAGATCCGTCTGACCGGCAGCTGCAGCAGTAGTGCCAGAGCCCAATGCCATGTGGCTCATGACCGCCTTGGCCGTGCCGACCATGCGAGAGCAAATGAATGTCAGGCCAGCAGTCACGACGAGGTTATCGCGGTTGTGCTCTTCTTTGAGATTGCCAGCGGCGTCGAACAGTTGAATGTTCAGCTTGCCGGAGAGCTTCAGGTTTTCGATGATTTGAGTCATGGTTTCCTCGTCTTAGAAAGTAAATGAGATGCCGACATAGTCCTCGGCGAAGTATGAGAAGTCGCAGTAGCCTTGCATGCGCACTGACCCAGAGTCAGTTACCGCAGCCGCATCGGCCTTCTGCAGCGAAAGCGTTTTGGTGAAAGTGTCCGTCACGCCCATAGCATCAGCCACAGACCTTGTGAGCCACAGTACAGCTGCATCGCTCACGTCGGATTGGTCGGCAATCGCGCGGTCCAGATGCTTGGTGACCGTGTCTGTTAGGTCAACCGGATCAACCGGCTCACGCACGAAGTACACGACACGCACGAATGTGTCGCCGATGCCAATGGCTTCGGAGAATGTCTTGAGCAGAGTCATCGTCTGCTCGTCTTCCATGGTCAGCGCGCCGTCTAGGTCATCGGTCACGCCGACTGAGTCTTCGAAGCTGCGCGTCAGGTGCTTGACAATGATCTCCGTCAGGCCTAGTGGCTCGTTGATGCCCTTGTTCAGCAGCATGTAGGACGAGTCCGTGAGGCTTGCCTCATCTGCTCTGCCCTTAATGAGCGTAATGGCCGGTGCGCCGGTTCTGGCGAAGTCTTCAACCGACCAGTCTATGGCGTAGTCCGACCAACCGGGGCCTTCGCTGTAGCCAATCGCATCACTGCGACTGGTGGCCAGGCTCTTGGTGACTTGATCAGATACCGCGGCCGGTTCGGCGATGTTCTTGCCGATGTCGCGGATCATGACCTCTGACAGACCGAGTGAGTCTGACAGGCCTTTAATCAGGGTGAGCAGAGCCTCGTCGCCAACCGAGTACTGATCGCTCAGTGGCTTGTTGACTCCGATTGCAATCTGCTCGGAAACGGTGGCTAGGTCTTCAAAGTGGCGAGACAGCGTGAAGGCCATCTGATCCGACATGGCCAAGGCCTCGTGGAACAGAGCGATTTTCAGGAACTGACCCGTCAGGGCTGTTGCCTTGATCAGCTGAGCCTGCAGGCCAAGCTCAATACCAGGCGCCGAGATGGCTGCAGACATCGCTGCAATGGCCGTCTCTGCCAGAATGCGTACCTGAGCGATTGCGCCACTGGCTCTTGCGACCTCAGCGCTTGCCCGGATCTGTGCGGCCAGCGCGCTGACACGAATCAGGCGGGCTTCGAACTGCATCAGAACTGCTCGCGGAGCTTGAACTTCAGGGTGTCAAAGACGGTTTGAACAGTGGAGTCTGCGAAAGTGATTTCAATCTCACCCTCATAGTCGCCAGCAGGCACATCCAAGACGCCTTCAGGCCATGAGAAAACAACTGTGCCGTTGATTGAGCTCGTGATAGTGCCGACAATGGTGGCCAATACAGTGGCATCACCGGCTGCGCGAAAACGCATGCGCACAGTGCCGGTGCCCAAGTCAATGGGCAGGCTTGTGGTGTCATCGGTCAGGGTGACCTTGACCTGTGGGCGGGTGTCGCCTTGTACGAGTTTGATCTTTTCGGACATGAGTTACTTTCAGATGATGCGCACAGGCTTGACGCGCACGCTGCCGAGCACCTTGTCGTGAGCCATGAGAATCTTGGCCTCAAGGAGACCGTCCTCGTACAAGCGCTGGTTGTACATGGCTGCGTTGGGGTTGGTCCAAGCCTTGCCGGGCATGGCCATGAGGCGAGCCTTGGCGCCAGAGGTGATCTCGTCAAGCCAGCGGTCCATCAAGAACTTAGGCAGCACAGAGCCAAAGCCGTCTGGTGCGTATGACACGCGCAGCGTCATTTTGGTCTTGTTGGCGTTCTCTGGGATTGGGAAGATGCGGAACGTCGTCCAGTCTTGAGCGGCGTTGTAATAGACAGGCTCAGAGCCAGTGGAGGTCTGCCAGTTCGGAATGAACTGCTGAATCTGGTCCATGGTCGCTGGGATCAGCTGACGGTTGGGCATCCAGATGTTCTTGATCGTGGCGACTTGCGAGTACTTTGGCGCGTCGACATCGTAGGTGTGGATCTTGTCGATGACCGTAACAGGGTCTTGGATCTCATCCCACACGCCAGACTGCAGACAGAAGTCATTGGCCGCAAGCATGATGTGACGGGCCACGAGTGCATCAGGCGCGCCTGGAACTTCGGGCACGACGTATGGCAGGATCTGAGAGACGTTGATTGTGGTGGCCATCAGGCGTTACCTCGAGGTGTCGATGACAGCGGATTGGCCGGCAATGCGTGCAGGTTGGGGTTCACGCCCGTGAGCGCCGTAGCCTGCACATTGATGCTGGCAAGGAACATCTGTCCGTACGTGTTCGAAAGACCTTGATTGCTGGCGTTCTCGCCATCCTTGCCGTATGCGCGGGCCAAGATGTAGTTGACCAGGTCGTCGACAAACTTGGTGTCCACGGAGATGGTCGTTGTGTTGGTGCCTTCGTAGCCATAGTCGCCATACGAAGGAACATCCTTGGGGTCAGCCAGATAAGAGAGCTCAACCCAGACATTAGGGGTAGCAGGCACGCCTGGCGTGACGTAGAAATACTTTGGGGTGCGTGGGTCGTACACGAATCCAGACACCTCTGTGCCTGTCTCGGTGTGCCAGCTTGGGCTGTACAGGTCGAGAATGTCGTGGTCGACGATGCGAATGGCGCTGCCTGGCGTCAAGCCATCGGCGCCAAGGTTGCGTACAACGGACAACAGACCGTTGCCGTGGACGTCTGAAGCATTAGACCCGTCGCCCGGGATCACCGAGGCGGCAGGTATAAAGGCCAGCGACTGCTTTGTGCCAGGCGCCAGCTTGACGGCGTCAACCCTCGAGCACGAAGGCGGCACGTACTTGGCAATGGCGCGTTGGCCATCATTGAGGTACGTGACCAGACTTGCCTGAGACCAGCGCTTGAACTGAGGTCTCAAGTCCTGCAGCGCATCAGAGACGCGGAACAGGACATCGCGAACGAGGGTGTTTGCCATGTGCTTGCTTAGTGAGCGCTGAAGGCGTAGCGGTGAGTGGTGCGCTCAACGAACTCGCCAGGGTTCTTGCTGGGAGAGTAAGTGGTGACCTTGGCGTTCTCGAGCACGTGCAGAACTTCTTCGGGCACTTCAACAGGAGTGCCGCGTGGGATCTGGTAGCCGTAGCCGTTGATCGACAAGAACACAGCGTCGTGGCCGCCTTCTGCGTCTGAGGTGTGGATAGTGATGGTGCGCGTCTTGCCAGACAGTTCAACGTCGTGGTTTGCGCCTTTGACAGCAGCCTTAGCCTTAGCCTTGGATGCAGTGGGAGTCTCGACGGTGTCCGGTTGGTCGTCGATGGTGGTAACGGTTGAGTCTTTTGACATGGGGTTCCTCACAGATCATTTTGAAAAGTTGCCGCGGATAACCCGCCGCGGCGCCGGACTGGTCGCAATTAAGAGCTGCGCACCGAGATTGGTATGCCCAAAAACAATCATTTCTGAGCGCTTGCGCGACATAGATGATCATTCTTGAGCACTTACCCGACAAAAGCCCCCATTTCTGAGGGCTTATGTTTAGGCTGTTGCAGCGACTTCAGCCCTTACAAGCCATGCATCATTCAAGATGGTGCAGGTTTGCATCGCTTTCCAGCCCACGTGACCACGTTGGGCCAGAGGGTCAGAGTCGCGTGGGTTGGGGTTCACCACCATTGGGGTCACAGC